CCTACTTGGTAGAGAATATAAATTCGGAGTTGCAGATTGTTTTGAAGCAATGCGAGATTGGCTTGCAGCAGAAAAAATAAATATTCCTCCTCGAGATTTATTTGAAGACGATTGGTGGGAAAAAGGACTTAACTACTTTACTGAAGAAAACATTAAAAACTGGAATCACATAAAAGTAGATAATCCTCAGAAAAACGATGTTTTAATTTTTCAAATAGAGGCAGATGTACCTAATCATTGTGGAGTATATCTTGGAAATGATATATTCTTTCATCACGCAGTAAATAGACTCTCTTGTAGAGAATCGCTTTATCCTTTTTGGAGAAAGCACATTGTAGGAATTTACAGACATGAAGCGTAAAGTTTATTTAGAAGGAGAAATGGGAGAACGTTTTGGAAAAGAGTTTGACATAGTTGCAGACTCTTTTGTAGAAGTGTTTCGATGCTTGAAATGTAATTTTTCAGGTTTTATGCCTTATCTTCAGGAGTGTCACGAAAAGAATATTGGGTTTCTTCTCGAAGTAGAAGGAAAACCCATAAAGCACGAAGCAGAAGCACTTCTTCTCTATAAAGAAGGAGACATGGTAATTACTCCTCTTCCTGCAGGCTCTAAAAGCGGAGCAGGAAAACTTCTCGCGGCTGTAGCAGTTACTGTTATGACAGCAGGTATGGGAGCATTTGCAATAGGAGCTATGGGAGGCGGAGGAATTGCAGGAGGTATGGCAGGTGTAGGTTCTATGTTTGGAGCCGGTTTTGGAGGAGTTACCAGCACTTTGGTTGGTATGGCGAAGGCAGGAGGAGGGTTGGGCATGCTAGCAAATGCAGGCTTAAGCTTAGGAGTAAATCTCGCACTTGGAGGATTACAGCAAATGATGGCCCCCGACCCTTCGACAGATAACCAACAAGATGAAAGTTATATTTTTCAGGGATCTAAACAAAATATAGCAGAAGGAGACCCAGTTCCTGTACTATACGGAGAATTACGAATTCCAGGAAGAACTGTAAGCTTTCATACAAGAGCAGAGCGAACGGCATTTTACAATAATAATTCCAGAGCGCTTTCTTCAGAAAATAACAGCACTTCATACAGTCAATCAGTAAACTACGGAGCAGGTGGTAATAGTAGTTCAGGAAATGGTGGTATTAATTACTATATCCCTGAGTTTATTACAGATCCTCATTAATGGAAAAATAAATGGTAGCAAAGAAAGGCGAAAGCTCTCAAAATATATCAAGAACAGACATACTTTGTGAAGGTCCAGTAAAAGGATTAAAGAACGGAGTATCTTCTATATTTTTAAATGATGTAGCATCAGATGACGCAACTTTACGGGCTTATGAGCCTGTACAAAGTCCTACGAGTGGAAGAATTACATTTAATGGAAGTAGTGCTACAAATACAGGAATAACTGGAGCTACTCTTCCTACTGATTTAAGAAATGACGGAAGAATTCCAAGAAAAGTTACTTTAATTAACTATAAAACTTCTGCAGTTGCTTTATCAAGTATTACTGAAAGTAATGGAACGACTTCTCTAACCTGTACAGCTTCTTCTGGCACTCCTTTTACTGACGACTGGAATACAGATACTCAACCTGCAACTAGAAAGGCATACTTGATAAAAGAGGGTGTAGAGATAGCGGGGGTATTTAAAAGAACAAGCACGAGTGCAGGTCTTTTTGTATTTTTTGGTGTTTCTGATGTAGTTAATACTACAGATTCTTATACTCTTCAAATATCCCACTCTTTCTTTTTAAGTTCGATTAATAGTGCTAGCTCTTTAACATTACTGAGTGTACCTCAAGCAGGAACTTACTATTTTAGAATAGAAGCTCAACAGCAAGGAAATAATAGAAACAGTTTTAGAACAAAAATAGACGGAATACAAGCACAGTTTAGACCTGGAGGCAGGTATCAAAACCCTCTGGATGAGATAGGCGGGGTCGGAGGGTCAATTGCAGGAACAAACTCTGTAAATTACGAGTTAAAAGTTATTTCCTCAAACAATAGCTTAGGAGTTAGCCCTGTTCCAGAAGATGGCAGTATTGGCAGTACTATGGAGTCCGGACTTCCTGACGATTCTCAAGATGATGTAGCTTCAGAAGCTATTATTTTATCGTCTACAGGCGCTAGTGGATTCAACCTTAGTACAGCACAGCTTAACGAAGTAGATGAAGTAAGTATAAGAATTACCTATCCTGGCGGCCTTCAGTCCATGAACAATAACAAAGGAAGAAGAGACCCTGCGTACGCTCGCTATTTAATACAGATACGAACTACTTTAAATGGAGTAAACTCTGAATGGGAGAATGCTTTTCCCGACGCAGGCCCTTATGTAGAGCATACAGGACGAACAAATGCTGCGTACTCTTTTGATCATGTGCTTGGATTAAATCAATATCGCCCTTTTGATAGTTTTAATATTCGAGTAATTCGTCTTACGCGCCATATTGGTCTTCGAGTAAATGAAACAGGACACGGAGATGGAGTTACTGATAAAGAAAAGTGGACACTTATTGCAAAATCAAAGATTGATCAATTAGGCTATGTAATTAAAGATCGGCTAGCATACCCTTATACGTCTCTTGTATCTACTTCGTTTTCTTCGAAACAATATCAACAACCCCCAAAAATGTCATATCTTATGCAGGGACTTCTTGTAAAAGTTCCAAGCACTTACACGCCCAGAGATTATTCAGCCGACGGTATAGCAAAGTATGAAGAATTTTGGGATGGTACTTTTAAGAACGAATTACAGTACACAGACAATCCTGCGTGGGTGTTTTATGATATTGTTACAAACAATCGCTATGGTGCGGGTAGGTGGATTCGAGAATCTGACATTGATAAGTATGCACTATATCGCATTGCTCGTTACTGTGATGAGCTTGTAGATGACGGTGCAAATGGTACGGAACCACGTTTTAGAGCAAACGTATTTTTAACAAAAGCAACTGATGTATATAAAGTTTTAAAGGACTTTGCAAGTATTTTTACTGGAATGCTTTACTGGATGGACAGTAATTTAGTTGCAGTTCAAGATTCTCCGGCAGACCCTGTTTACAACTTTACAAAAGGTAATGTGATTGACGGAAAATTCAGCTATGAGTCTTCTGGTCTTAAAACTCGCCCTAATCAAGTAGTTGTTACATGGAACGATCCAAAATCAAACTTCGAACCCGTACCAATCATAGTAGAAGACCGAGAAGCAATTGTTCGAGATAAAAGAATACTCAAAGAAGATGCAGTAGCATTTGGGTGTACTTCTGAAGCTCAAGCTATTCGATACGGACGATGGAAGCTGTGGACTGCTCAAAAACAGACAGAGATTATTAGTTTTAAGTCTGCACTTAACTCTTTGTATATTAAGCCTGGCGATATAATTAACGTACAAGATGCAGATAGAAATGGAGTTCAGTATAGTGGACGAGTATCTTCTGCGACGAGTTCTTCAATAACTTTAGATCGATCAGTTACATTATCCTCTGGGTCTACATATACTTTAAGTACTCTTGTCACTGAAGCAGCTGCTTTTTATGTAGGAGAAGACAGTGTAACTGTAAATGGAACAACGTATTACAGAGGAGATCGCATTCCTCAAGCATATGTTCATAATGGGTCTTCTTATACATTAGTAGATTTAGATACGGAAGAACGAGCCTCAAATGCTTTTGAAAGCGCATCAGGCTCTAACTTGCTTGCAATTGTTTGGAAAGAATACTCTTACGTACAAGAAAATACCGTAACAACATCTGCAAGTACAACAAATACTTTGAGTGTTTCTTCTTTTGGAGTAACTCCTACTGCAAATACAATTTGGGCACTTAAAGAAACAGTTGATAATTTAAATGTTGTGGGCTCTTATAAAGAGTACAAAGTTCTTTCTATTAATCAAGATAAATCAAACGAGTATACATTTTCGGCAGTTGAGCACTATAATGAAAAATATGGTGCAGTTGATAATGGTTATGCTACTTCTGAAATTCCCACTTCTATTTACATTGAAAGAGAGTCTAGGGATGGTGAAGAAGAAATGGATCCTCCAAGCAATCTCCGAGTTGTTTTAGAAAGTGATATAAGCCGGCCAGGAGATGAAATAAGACTTGAGTGGGATCCAAGCCCTTCTGAGTTTGTAGATTCTTATGAAGTAATTCATAATATTCAAAACCTTGAAAGTCCTATAAGAGTTGGGGTTCCTTTTGTTCAGTTTACAGAAGTACCCGACGATAGAATTACATTTGAAGTTCGTGCAGTATCAACTGGAGGAAATTACTCTAGATATATTAGTTTGCAATATACTTCTCTTGATCCTTACAATACAAATATTGAAAGAATGCAGTATGGCATTCCAAAAGGTATTCGC